CCAGGGGTCTGGTCATAAGCTATGCGTGAAGCATTACTTAACCCCAAACCAACAGGATGCCAATCGAATCTCTTTGGATAACCCTCAGAGAGAGGTTCATAAGAAGCCCGAAGACAGCCATAATGAAATTTAGTCCCATTAATTAACATCTTAATACAAAGGGTAGCCTTCATAAAAGCATAATTTTCAATCTTCCTCTTTATAACAGGATCACTCAACAAAGAGTGCCATATATAAATGAAATTACCAGACAAGGGACCTATAGAATCAGAAGTAGACCATGTTCTTGTATCGACCAAAGTTGGTCGAGATAAAAATTGTCCCAATTCAGTATTCTTTGAAATGGCCACAACTGGTTGAAAATTTGATAATGTGGAAACATTGTCAACATTGGCAGCAGATGAATCCGCAAATACCATATTTTCTTGCTGATCTGATTCAGAAGAAACATCTCCATATGAAGCACTTTCTGAGTCATCAATAACATCACTCGATTGAATTTCTAAACCTAATAAGACGGAATTTAACATCCGAATGGGCTTTCTAGTGTCAAGCCCGCGACACTCTCCCATTACACGGTGGGAGAAACCTCTTGTGTTCATAGCAATATAAGTCACTTAAATGGGGTTATCAGCCCCATTCTTGGAATTTGCATCCAACCCCCAACTTTTCACGGACAATGGGTTGACCGACTTATAACCGCATAGAACACGAACCATAGCCTCCTACTCAGTAAACTTCTGAACAAAGTCGCCCCATGACATCAAACCATTTGGCAAATACACTGAATATTTATCGTCCTCCAATATGTCCAAAAAGAATTTGTGATAGAAATCAAATATATCTCTACCATGGAAGAAAGCTTCCATGTTGGCACTCACCATAACTTCCACAAACTGCTGTTCAGGGCAAATTTCTGAAGATGGTACCCATACTGTCAAACTCTTGAGCACTGAAGATAAATTCAAAGGACAAGCATGGTATCCCAAAATGGAATCAAATCTCCACTTACGTTTAAGAAATTCACATGTGTCTATATGAACATATGGAACTGACAAACTTTCCTTATCTGGCATAGTATAAACCAGTCCAAATTTGGCAAGCTCGTCCTGCACTGTGGTGTGGTTAAACCAAGGAACAGCATCACTAACCCCCATTATATTATCGTCACCATATGTCATCAAGTTGACATTTTCTTTAAAAGAAAAGCACTCTTTTTGCGGATTTAGACGAAGATACATCCATCGCATGTATAAACTATTTACCAAAGAATTGATAATTACAGTAAGTGGGTGGCCAGAAGGGTTAGTACCATAAAATTCTAACAAATCTCCATTAAAATTAATCAAAGGAAATGCGGTATCTGTAGCTAAACCCCAC